AGGCATATTTGTAAAAATACTGCCTGCCATTAGTGCTGCGCCCATCAACGGTTGGTCGTCGCCCATCATCTGAAAACCTTCGGCAAGTGCGGCGGGATCCCCTAACGGAGTAAATTCTATACCCGTAGAAATAGTTTCGGCAATATCTCTCGCCCGACGTGGTTCATAAAGATTAGAAAGAAGTCTTTCGATACCTAACTTCTGACGTTCAAACATATCGGGAGTAACCGCTCGCATTTCATTAACGGGTTCTTCCATCATCAATTCAAGTATGCGCTGATTTACAAATTCTTGATCCTGAGGTGAAACGGGTCTAGGAGTTTCTTCAGTTGCATCCATCCTTTTACCGTATCGATCTGCTCCATAAACAAGAAGTCCTCCAGGAACAATACCTGCTGCCGCAGTAGCAAGAAAGTCAGCCATCGTTGGATCTTTATCAGAAGAAGTTATTTTTCTTAATGCACCGCCTTTAGATAAACGTTGCATTTCCCCACTAGGTATTCCTCTCCGATGTTTTTTGTCTATTTCGTTTAAAATTTGTCTTTGTTTTATTAATTCTTCTAATAAAAAAGGATCCATATCCTCATCGTTTTTAGTTTTACCCCTTTTTCTTTCTTCTAACAACTGATCCCCAAACCGTTTTTGATAGTCCATATCTTGTTCATATTTTTTCATAAACAAATCGTAACGGTTTCCTGCGGGTCCTTCAAGAATGCCTGCAGCATCTAAACTATTTAAATGTCCCGCAAAAGACCTTCCTCTTTCGTTTGCTTCTTCTAAAAGTCGGTTATAGATAGCGAGTTCTTGATCTGCTCTTTCTTGCTGAAGCCGATAAGCTAGAATTTCTCCTTCTGTTGGTCGAGGTGCTGTAACTTCTATGGTCATCTTCGTAGTATATGTTAAACGCTGACGTTTTTAAAATAATTCAATTTATAAGTAAAGCAGTTAAGGTCATGGATGGGTTTCTAAGTTTCGCGGTCATTTTTTAACTAAACTGCCGCCAAAGTACATCCCGATAATAGCCGAGACCAAATTTGTATCGAGTTGCGTGATCACAAGTCCTTGGAACGTGATCCATTCGAACACCTCACGACCTTCTCTAAAAAACATAAATCCTGGTCGCCAATTTGTATAACCCACCGTTACATCAACATCTGGATAGAAGACCGCGACCAATTTCGGTAACAAAACGATTGCAAATATCGCAGTTAGCGCGATAATTCTACGTGTCCATGCAAAACCTTTATCTTTCACCTGCCGCGCCTGTTGAACCGCCTTCATTTCAAACTCGCCTCTGGTAATCAAGAGCTTTTGTTCTTCAGCTTTTGCTTTTCGGCTTTGCGACCAAATACTTAACAAACTACTGAGCAGTGTTGAACCTAGCATTGTTATTATTTCAAACGGAAAGCCCATTAAATTTCACCGATATCGCGAAGAATTTGTAACATATAATTAATCCCTTGTTTATCTGATTGTGCTGTACGAGAAGCGGCTGCTTCATACGCTTTTAAATTTGCTTTAATCGCCTCAACGGTTTTCGGACTAAGTCCTGACAGATCAGATCCTCCACGAGTTTCGCGATAAAAATCCAGCATAGGTTGCTTAACAGGATCGGAAAGTCGGGAACCTTGCGTTGTTCGACGGCTTTTGTTTCCCGATTTTGTTAAAAAACGACGATAGTATTTAGTGGGTTTGCTCATCAAGCCCATAAGAGCACTAATTCCTTTTAACTCTGGAAGAATAAATGAAATAAGATCAACCTCTTGTAGCCCTTCTTCCTCAGTCGGCATATCAAATGTTTCTGTAGCGATCTCATCTAAGCGGTCAATCGAGCCGCCAGTAGACTTTTTCTGAGCATTGGAAAGAGCAATAGCTATCGCTTGGTCTTGTGGGTAGCCTTCTCCTCTTAGTTTGGAAATGTTTGAGGAAACGGTTTTATTGGACGAACCTGACTTTAACGGCATTTTATATTTCCTCTAGTTCAATTTCAGTTATGCGGTCAATAAGACCGCCTTCCGCTTTTTTAACAGACCTTGTATTAAAAAAGGTGTAAGGTCCTTCAGGTATTGTAGTTCCCGTAAGCGTTTTCATCCCTTTTGTATTTGGAGTGATTATTACAGGCGTCATAGCATCATAATTACTCCACATTCCTAATGCTACAGGAATTCCGTCTAATTCGTAATATTCCATATCGTATATGTCCCCTCCCCAACCTGAACCTAGATCGTCCCACTGTGCGGGGGTGTACTTGTCCTCATTCATCAGAGGTTTTGCTTCACCCATTTTCGTTCCGTTGGTTCTGATATATTCATTAAGCTCCTCCCAATAATCAAAATCGGAAGATGTTCTAGGTAACTGTCTAAGGTTTTCTCCTTCAGCAATAACTTTTTCAGACCCCTTCCAGTCTCCTACCCCTTCTAAGATTACTTCGCCTTTAGAATCAATATACTTAGGCTGACCTGGACGATTAAACGATTCACGATCAATTATTTGAATTTCTTCAGGACCTAGATTGTAATTTTTAAAATGATCTTTCCCGCTTTGAGAAATAGCCTTTAAATCACCTGGAATATTAACTTCCTCTAATGTTTTAGTAATTTCTTTAACGTGGTTATCTAGGTCCGCTTGGTCCCTAAACCCATAAGTACCAGGACGTTCTCTCATTATTTTTACTGAATCTTCGACGGAAATTAAATTAAAATCATCATCTAAAAATCTTTTTCTCGATATTGGGGCAACTGCCATATCGCCTCCACCCCCTGTAAAAGCCTCTGTTATCCTATTACCAATACTGGAATTGGTTAAATTAGGACCAAACATATCTGCATAATTTTTTGTTGCAGCAGCGGAAATAGGCGCTTTACTCCCGTATTTTATGGTACTTGTTAGCGGACGAGGAATTGTTGAAAGTGCTCCCGCTATCGCGCTAGTTTTGAGTATATTCCTTCGAGTTTTATCTACACTTGCAATTTCTTCTGGAAGTTTATTTGCTATATTTTTTCCAGGAGTAAAACGATTAATCGCCATCGCGCCAGCTAATCCACTTAACGGAAGCCCTACTCTTCGAGCATAATAACCAAAATCTTTTGGCTGATCTTCTGGTTCTTCTTTTATTGCTTTTAATATGTCTGTGAACCCCGTTGCAGACTCCAATCCCATTGCGGCATAGGGCAAAGCCATTTGACCCATTGTTTTTGTAAATGCTGGAAGGGAACTGATCCCTAATGCTGCGTCTAAACTGCCTAATGAATGAGGAATAGCAGAAACACCAGTAACCTGAGGCAGCGCGACTTCTCTACGAAGTTCATTCATACGTTGAAACTGTTCAGGGTTTTTACCAATTAGCTGATCGATTCGATAATCAGGTACTTCCGATTCTCTTAGTTTTCCACGAAGCTGTTCGCGAAGTTGCCACCACTTAGGTGGTTCGGGATCAGGCAGCGGAAAATACTCACGCTCTGTAGGGGAGGTTGCCATCTGTAAAGTATAATCTCAAAAAATTTTTTTGCAAAATATTTTTTCGGTAGGAGTCCCATTTGAAAAGTACATGCAACCAAGAGTCTGGGTCCAGGTTGGGCGGGTGGGACCCGCGCCTAGCGCATTTTTAGGGGGTATAGGGGGCATTACTACTTTACTTAAGGGTAAGGTATAGAGTAGTGTTAGGAATTGATTAGAGGTTAAATGGTTAAGCCTAAGGGATAGAGTAGATATAGAGTAGGCAAAGAAAAAGGGCTAGGTTATTAGCCTAGCCCCTTTGTTGTTATAGTTGATGCTTAACTTATAGTGAATAAGGTAGCCAATTCTTCGGGCTTGAAACCTTTATAAGTTTTAGTAAACCTAAGCCTATAGTGGTTGATGACTGTATAGAAGTCTTGAGTATAGATACCCGTATCAACAAACTCAGAGATCCACCAATCATTTAACTCTTTCATATTGATTGAGTTATTAGGCGCTAATTCAGCCTTATTTAAGGCTTGTTGTAGCTGACTAGGCATAGCGTTGAATAAATAATCCATAGCGTCAGAATCAACGCTGAATGTATTCTTATCCATGTTTATCTTACCTTTAATAGGCTTAAGTGTACGCTTAGCTGTTTTTTGAGTCTTTGCTGACTTTGTATTATTTTTGGACATGATGTCCTCCTGTATAATTGCCTTAGTTATCTAAGGTAGGTGTAGTATGACTGATTGATTGACTATGTCAAGTAATATATTAACTAAATAACCTACTAAGCTACTAAGCTAACAAGTAAGATTTTACGACGGACAGACGCACGGACGGAAGGATCCAAGGAGCGACGGACGGACGGAACGAAAGATTGATCGATAGAGTAGACCGATAGAGTAGAGTGAATGGGTCAGGGATAGAGTGAAAGGGCGAGGGATAGAGCGAGCGATAGAGTGATGGATAGAGTAGAGTGATAGAGTAGAGTAGAGCAAAAAAAAGGAGCCGACCTTTCGATCGACTCCTTGCGATTGGGCTCAATCAACTAATGTTGATGAAACCCTCTTTGATCAATCGCTTGCGATAGAATGACCAGATCCTAGCAGGTGTCTGCTCTGTCTCTAGTCCGATTGCATCCAACGCACTGTTAAGACCTGATTCGTTCTCACCAATCAACTCTCTGACAGTCAGTGTATTACCTTTGGAAACAACCAACGCTTCGATAATTTTCCCCATTTGCGGTGGGATCTTATCGGTTGCGACTGGTGTTCTAAGTAATTCAACCGTTGCATTGCTCGAAGTACTGCGACCAATCGGCGCTTTGTAGTTCGAATCTATTTTTGATACTTTTGAAGCAGTATCCGCTTTTTTCGTAGTTTGGTTCATTTCTTTCTCCGTTTCTACTTTCTAGGTTTGGTAGCAACCCTTTTGCTACCATATAAGAATTGTACTAAAGAACTGCTGCAAAGTAAAGCAGTGTAATCAATCTACGAACCGCGGATCCTGGACCGCGAGCCACGGACCGAAAGAGCGAGGGAAAGAGTCAGGGCAAGGGATTGGGCTCAGGCAATTGAATGCAATTGAATGGAGTAGAGTAGAGTAGAGCAATTGGTACCAATCAGTCTTTCGCTGTAAACTCTCCCTCGATCACGTTTGACTCGGTCGCTCGCTTCTTGATCAGCTCCTCGAGTCGAGTGAGTATGTCGTCCTTGGACATCATATCGATCTTTGCGGTCAGTATTTCGCGTCGGTCGATGTACAATCCGCCCGCCTTCCCTCGATGGACCTCGGCTGTGATCGCCGCGGACACCTGTCCTTGGTCCCTTGCCTCCTCCCGTAGATCGTGGAGGGTGGAAAGGTGGCTCTCTAAGGAAACTGCATCTCGCTCTGCGAGTGACATTTCCAACTCAATCAAATAATTTCGTACAACTGGGTTATGGTTTAGTAATACACTCCCTTGGGTCTTGGCACCCTTACGATCCTTGGTATAGCCCGCTTTTATCGCGGCTTGCGTAGCGGTCTGACCTTTCAGATACTCACGGCAAAATTTCTTTTGTTTTGAGTTGAGCTGCTTCCAAATCTTACCGTTCTCATCAACGAAGCCATTTCCATCCTCTGCAGGGACCAAATTTGTGTAAGTCAGTTGTTTCATAAGGTTCTCCAAATGCTATTACAATCTTATTATAAAATACTCATTTTATATACTTTTCTCATGCCCTCTAGTGAATCTTACCATAGTTTCTAATAACTAATAGAAAATCTATTACTTTTGACATTTGAAAGAACCCAGTGAACAAGAGGGTTGTAGAGCGAATCTATTACTCTATTAGAGATATTAGTACATTTGAAAAACTTTTTTCAAAAACTTTTTTATTTTCCAGAAAAACAATACCAATAGATTTAATAACGAAAAAACCCCCGACTGTCAGACAATCGGGGGCGACCACAGAGTGATCTTTGGGGGAGATTTATTTACTCTGGTCGTCTATAAACTCTGCTATCCTTT